ACTTCCAGACCGGAGACAGCGGGGCGGTTGCGCCTGTGGGAGCGGGCGACCCGATGGGGGCGACGTAGACGGCACCAGTGACAGCAACGGTCACATTGCCCGCTGCCATCGTGACCGTCATGGATTCACGCTACCGGAGCAGACAAGAGAACCCCCGGCCTCGCCCAAAGACAAGACCGGGGGTTCACCCCGTATATGCGGTCAGGGGGTCGTGGTGTCAGCCAGACCCTCGTCCAGCGCAGTGTCGTAGTGGACCTCCACCGAACCGCCGATAGCGGAGTTGGGGTAGGCGGTCACCGTGACCTGATAGCCGAGGGCATCGCTTGCAGAGAAAGTGACCTCGCCGCGCTCGGTCACCTCGCCGTCAGGGATGTACCGACGGATGACCTTGCCGCCGTCCACAACGTCGATGACCAACTTGACCTTCTTGGAGGACGAGCCACCGATGGTGTGCTTGGTCGCCGCGTCGGCGATGTCCTTGCCGTAGAACAGTCCCAGCGCCGTGGCGTTGGTTTCGATCATCGTGAACTGGTAGGTCGTTTCGGACTTGGTGACAGTCTTGCGAACCACGTCGCTGTTCTGCCAAGCGGTGATTTCGTTGGTGTCGCGGGTGTTGGCCTCAACGACGCCTTCCTCCGAGATGTAGCCAACGGACTTCCATCCGGTCGCCAACTTGCTGACGGCGGTAGTGGGAGCGGTCGCAACCGCATCGTCTGCGTCGGCGACGTAGACGGCTCCGGTTACAGCAACCTTGACGTTGCCTGAGGTGATCGCATCGGACGCTGCATAAGCCATTCTGGCTCTCCTTTCACTGAGTCGCCTCAGATGAGTGGAAGGGCGACCACTAGGACACAGTGAACCACATCAGGCCAGGGGTGCGCCGCGCGTAACCACATCCCAAGTGAGCATGAGCCTGGGCTTTCTGTCGTTGTCGGGGATCGCCTGTGCTCCGACGTATTCAATCGACTGGAGGACCGACGGTACGCGCAGCGGCATGGCCAGCAGCATCATCTTGGTCAGGTTCATCAGATCGCGTGTCAGGTCGTAGGTGTTGTGCCTGATGTCCACTTGCAGACGGGCGTTGGAACGCACACCTCTCGTCCAGCCTCCGCGCTGGTGAACCTGCACTGACGGCTGTGGGCGACGCCAGCCGGTCAGGTCGATGGCGACAAGAACGGGCTGGTCGTAACGGTCGCTGTAGATGTCGAACTCGTCGCCCAGATACGTCACCACTTCCAGTGGGGTATCCGGCCAGATCAAGGACGCTGGCTGCATACTCATAGGCCCAGTTCCCTTGCCATCGCGTGGGACCGAGAGCCGCCGTTGAACTCAGCGGTCAATGCGTCGAAGCCGACACCACGGAACGCCACCATGACCGTGGCCTCGCCCTCGGAAGTTGAGTCCCATTCCCAGACATCAGTCGCACCGATGGTGCTCTTGACGCTATCGGCAGCAGCGTGCAGCGCGGCCTTCATGGTGCCACTGTTCAGGTACGGGTCAGGCACCCACGGCGGCGGATTGAGTTCGACACGGACACCAGCAGCCATCAGCCCTCCACCTCCACGGCACTCACGGTCAAATGATGCAGGCCAGAAGGGCGATGCTTACGCCGGGGTGGCCCGATCACTTCGAGTTTGCGAGTCCCCCAGATGATCCGGTCGTTGTGACCGATGGACACCCAGGGATGAAAGTAGACAAGGAACTTGGCTTCGGTGAAGTCGCGCAGGAACCTGTCGTCATCGCTGTCGGTGGACTGGATGAACGCGCTCTCGGTGACGCTTCCCGCGTCACTTTCGATAGTGACCACCTGGGTCAGAAGATCAGGCAGAGCCATCGCCTATCCCTTCCCTGGCAGAACCCGGTTCATGTCGTCCCACACGCCGTCCTCTGGCGCAGACAGGTCAATGGGAGTGTTCCCACGCATCTTGACTGACTTGAGGATGCCGCCGCAGCCAGCAAGTCGCGCGATGGCCAGTTCCTCGCCGTCGTTCAAGAATCTCGGGACGCGGCCCTCGAACAGTGCGGGGTCGGAGTAGCGCACCGAATAGTCGCCGATGGTTTCCATGACGACGTTCGTCGCTGACTGAGTGGCCCGCCTGGTCATGGTGCCCAGCAGGATGCCCTGCACCAGCACCGGGAAGTCCGACCAGTTCTGCCATTCCAGCCGTCGGCACTTCGCCGGGCCGGACACAACGTAGGCAATGAGTTCGATCATTACCGAGTTGAGCCAGTCGGCGGTCAAGTCCTGCGACCCGGTGCGTTCTTTCAAGACCGTCAGCAAATCCAACTCGGGGTCTGCTGGGTCCAACGGCTTGAGCATGTAGGCCATGCACAGCAGAGTACCGCTGCTTGCAAAGTAAGTCTGGACATAGAGAACCCCCCGCCCTGGAGTCTGTTGGTTCGGGGGCGGGGGGAGTCTCTATGCGGAGCCTAGGGTCACGGCTCCAACTTGAGGCGCTTGTACGCGGTGTTGCCGCGCAGCGGAGCAATCTCGTAGTAGGCGTCGAACGACACCAAGTCCTGCTTGAACTTCTGGTCGTAGCCGAACACGGTACGAAGGCCGAGGCCGTCGTAGGTGCCAGCAGCGCCAGCCGTGGTGCCACGCGCCACCTGGGGAACGATGGACACGAAGGTCAGCGCGTCCTTGTGGCAGACGAAAGCCTCGTCGGCCGGGACCACGACAGATCCGATGACATCCATGCCCAGGAAGCGACCGATCCGAGCGTTGCGGAGAGCACCCGCATCGCCAGCCTGCTGCGCCTGGAGGAAGTTGGCGTTGCCGAGCAGCCGAGCCGCCACAGCAGTGCCGACCACGATGAACCGATCTTCCAGCGGAACCTCGGAAGCGTTCAGAGCCGAGCGGGCCGTGATGAACGCAGCGATGGGATCAGCCTTGAGGATCGACCCCGGCGTGCCCTGGGTGACCAGTTGCGCCGCGATGAGGGACTCAGCCTTGCGGGCCAGAGCGCGACCAGCGGGCTCGGACACCTGCCAGCCGAAGTCCATCACGTCGAAGTCCCATTCTTCCTGGGTGACCTCAACGGACACGTCGTACAGATCGGTGACCTGAACGGTGATCGTGTTCTCGGTCACGGCCTGCGGAACGACTCCGACGCCACGGGCGAACAGGCTCGCGGTCAGCGTCGCCTGCTTGCGGATGGTCACGGTGTCACCGCGTCCTCCACCGAACTCGGTGGTGTATGCGCGGTTGAACAGGCCGCAAAGCACCTGACTGTTCTGCCACACACCAAGTGCCTGCTTCGACACGAGTGTGGGGGTGATGAGCGTGTTTGCCATTTGGCTTTCCCCTCCTTACGGGGTGGTATTTCGTTGGGTTAGCGCCTTCGGCTCCTGGCCGTCAAGCGCCGACCCATCCACCGGGGAGGGTCGTCACTGCCTATGTAAGCACATCGCGCGGGCAGATGTGCAGTCACTTACCGCGATTACGGATAGCCGCAGCGAGGTCAGCCGGGCTCATGGCCTCGTAGTCCGACGGCTTGCCTGCAACACCAGCGCCCGTCGCTTCGCGGGGGGTGCCCTGCTTGGCGACGTACCGCTTGTTCAGTTCCTCCAGCATCGCGTCGGCATCGGCTTCCATTTCCTCCTGGGTGGAACCCTTGAGCCGGTCGGCGATGTAGGCCGGGATGCCCTTGGCACTTGCAATGCGAGTGCGGAGCGCCTCGGTCTGAGCGGCCTGCAACTGCTTCTCGGCAGCCTCGGCACGCTCCTGAGCCTTCTGGAGTTCCGACTTCTGCGACTCTTGCAGTTCATCGAACTGGCGCGCCTTCTCGGCAGCGGCCTTGGCTTCGGTGCGGTACTTGGCGCTCTCGGCGCGGAGTTTCTTGACGTAATCAGCGTCGAACGTCTGAGCGTCGGATGCGTCGATCTTCGTGTCGGTGACCTCTGCCTGCTTGTCAGCAGACCCGCTCGGGGCGGTTTCAACCGCTGCTTTGGCAGACGGTACGGCTTCCTGAACAGTCATTCTTACGCTCCTGGCGTGTCACCCGCGTCCTGCACGGCTGATGTAGATACTAGCGCCTATGAGTTAGGCCGCATGAATGTCTCCTTGGACAAAGCCCTCGGGTCAGTGGCCCCATCTTGGTTGGCAGCCTGGGGCTCTGCCTTCTGCATGTTGGCCATGTTCTCGGCAGCCTGGGCCTGAGCCATCGCCTGCTCACGCTCGTACATCTGCATGACCCGATCTATGGCCTGCGGGGTGAGTCGCATGACCCGCTCCAACAGCCACTCCAGCGGAAGCCCCGTGCTCCGCAGTTGGACGATGGCGTTGGACTGCTGGGACAGGCTGGAGATTTCATAGTCGCCCCAGATCATCTCCAAGTCCTCGGGCACCGTGCGACCGACCAGTTGGCCACCGAGGCGCATCGCGTACTCGAACGCCTCGCCGAGTTGCTGCTGCTTGGACTGCACTTTCCTTGTAAGTCCACCTTCCAGCACAGCCAGGGACTCAGCAGAGATGTTGGAGATGCTCGTCACTGCGAACAGCGTCGGCGGGGTCTGGGTGACCACACTGATGTGGCGCAGGTCTTGTTCGATGGCAGCCAGAAGATCGGCCGTGCTGGACGCCTGGAACTCACCGAACTTGGTGTCAGCGTCCTCACTTACCCACAGGTTATCCACACCTGTGCGAAACGGCGGGACGGCATCGCCGTTGTCGTCGGTTTCCACGTCGATGCCCGACACCCACCGCTGCTTCCACGCCGCAGTGGCTTCCAGCAGCAGTCTGGTGAAGATGGTCTGGTTGATCCGCCGCTGGATCGGGAGCACCTGAGTGATTTCCGATTCGCTGCGACCCGCCGAGTCCAACTTGTTGGGGAAGCGCACGATGGGACACACGCCCAGCGGGTGCATCACCCGGCCCACTTCGCGCCACTGCACATACGAGCCAGGCTTCTCCCGCTCGTAATGGATGATGAACTCATCGGTGTAGAGCCACGCCTGGTCATCGATCTGCTTCGCGGCGACCTTGACCTTCAACGGGTCCAGCGGGTCGTTCTCCACGCCCAGCACCAGCGGGGACTCAGGCATCATCAGCGGGATACCCACCGTGTCGCCAGGCACCACACTCATGTAGGCGTCACCGAACGTCATCGCGTCGGAGTACAACTGGGTCTGGCGGGAATCCAGTTTGCTGTACTGCCACCACTTCCACAGTTCGTCGTCGGCCTGTTGGTTCTTGGCCCGCACCCCTTCGACCTGCATCCGGTCAGTCACGGCGCGGATGACCAGGGAGCAGACCGGCAGTTCCGCCTGCTTGATGAGCGCGTTGTATTCGTTGGCCAGAGCACCGGCATTCTGGCTGGGAAGGTAGGCGCTGCCGAACACGCCGTGCGACACTTCGTCCAGTTCTTTGAGCACAGACCTGCGGTTGTCGGCTAAAGCAAGGACATCCTTGAGCAACTTGAGGTCTGTTTCACTCATGGGGTCACCTTAGCCTCAGAAGCCATATGCACGCCTTGCCTTCGGAGCGGGTTGCTGACTGTGCCACTGTGCTCGGCTGAATGCCATGATGCACGCCACCGCCGCGTCGATCTTCTTGGTGTACGCCGATTTCACGATCTTGGTGCCGCGCGGGTCGTTCTTGACCGCCGCGTTCTGGATATGCCGGGTGAGTCTCAGTTCGCCGGGATGCACTAGCCCCTCGGTCATCACCGCCTCGTAGAACGCGCCCGTTGCGGGCACCATTCGACTGGGGCTCTGCGGGAACTCCACCATCGGTATGCCTTCCTCGGTGAGCACCGCTGCGCTGCGTTGCATCCGGTACGGGTCGTAGCACACCTCACTCACTGTGTAAGTGCGGCAGAACTCGGTGATGGCGTACTCAATGTCCAACGGGTCCACCCGCCACTGGTCCTGGGTGCTGGGCGGTCGCTCCCACAGGTGCAGCAGAATCAACTCAGGCTTGTCCTCCACGCTGACCGCCACGATGGCCGTGGAGTCGCCGCTGAAACTGGCATCGACCCCCAGGACGTAGCGTTTCTCGTGATCCAACTGGACCTGACCCTGGCACGCATCCCACTTGTCCAGTGGTATCCACTGGTTGATCTGATCGACCCACATATTCAGACGCTTCGTCTTGAACTCGGCCTCCGGTGTGCGCTGCACCGCCGCCTCGAAGTCGGCCGGGTCAATCAGATCGACGTAGCCGGGGTTGGCATGTTTCCACACGTCAGGGTCTTTGTGGTCGGCGTCCTCGGGGGTGCGCGGTTGCCACCACGCGGCGAAGAACGTCGGGTCGTCCACCTCGCCTGATGCCACCTGGCGGGAGTATTGGTACATCCGGTAGGCCAGGGAGTCGTTGCCACTGGCGTCGGTGCGCCGCCCAGCAGTGGTGATTGCCACCATCATCGGCTCGCGCCTTGCGCCCGTCGCAAGACTGAGCACGTCCCACAGTTCCCGGTTGGGAGCGGTGTGCAGTTCGTCGTAGACGATGAACGTCGGGTTCAAGCCCTCCAGTTGCGGCGCTTCCGCTGCAAGTGGCCGCATGACACTGCCGGTCTTGGGCAGTTCGATGGCGTCCTTGTAGAGATTGGCCATCTTCGACAGGTCGGGGTCCATTTCGATGATCCGCTTGGCCGTGCCGAACACGATGCGGGCCTGGTCCTTGGTCGTGGCGACCTGATACACCTCACCGCCCTGGGCTCCGGTGTAGAGCGCGAACAGGCCCAGCCCCGACAGGATGGACGACTTGCCGTTCTTGCGGGCGATGCCGATGAGCGCCTGGCGATGTTTGTAGCGGCCATCGGTCTGCCTGGCCAGCAGGTGCCGCAGCAGGCTGCGCTGCCACGGATGCATGACTGTGTGGTGCCCCGCCTGACCGCCGATGGAGTCCTTGGTGATGCGGCAGAAGTGTTCGATGAACTGCACGGCTCGGTCGCCGTCGCCGTGCTGCTGCTCCAGTTTCGTGACCGGGGTCAGGATCGAAGGGGGCCAGCCCTTAGGCATCGTCGGTCCCGGTGGCGTTTCCGCCAGCCAGGAACAACTCAAGGCGCGACTCGGCTTCCACGACGGCAAGACCCAGTTGGATGCGCGACTGCGGGGTCAGGCCCATTGAGCCCATCACTCGGGCGATGAGCCCTTCCAGTTGGCCGAACGCAGCGTGCGGCTTGTTGGGGTCGTCACGCATTTCGATGCGACGCTCCATGAGTTCGCACAAGTACCGCAGTGCAGGGAGGTCACTGGGGGCCAGCCACTCAGCGGAGGTCACCCACTCAGTCCACATCGTCTTAACCTCGTGGGACAAGTGGTCGGGTGGCTCAGTCTCGGCGACGGTGGTGACGACGCGGTGTTGGGCCTGCGGGAGAGTGCGGCCCTGGAACGAGTGCTTGCTGGGATCGCTGCCCAGTTTCGATACGGAAGCGTCGCTGCGCTTCGGTGTGGTCAAGTTGCCCACGGGAACCTCCTGGGTTGATCGCCCACCTGGGGCTTGCCGGGAGTCTACTGCTGCATCGCGTTGGTGTGCGGGCTCGTGGGCCGTGCTGCCTTGCGCCGGGTCATCTGCTCGGCGCTGGTCTTGTCGGAGTGACAGTCCTTGCACAGCAGCCAGGTGTTCTCGAATGTGTCGGGACCGCCGTCCTCCAAGGGCACCCGGTGATCCAACTCGAAGGTCTTGCCGGTGGGGTCGTGGAAGTTGCACTGCTCACAGTGACCCTTGGTGGCTTTGATGCGCCGGGCTCGCCAGATGGCGGCTTTGCTCTTGTTTCGCTTGCTCTGCAAGTCAGACAGCGCCCTGGTCTGCGGATGCTCAGGGCAGTAGGGGTAGAACGACACAACGCCGCACACAAGGCAGGGGCGTGGTGCGCCTCGTCTACCTCGGGTGCGGCGTTGTGGGGTTGCCATAGACCGATTAGATCAGTCGGGCAGTGGGCCTCGCTTCTTGTCCACGATGCCACGGGCCTGCTCGTACAAAGACGAGTAGTCCTCGGGGTGCATCTTGGCCAAGCCCTGGAGTGCCAAGCGACGGTATTCCATAAGGCGCTTCTGCTTCTCCTTGGCGCGCTCAGGCGACGTCTTTTCGGCAGGGCGAGTGGTGTAGGGGCGACTGATGAGTTCTTCGAGTGATACAGACATGCCTACAGCATAGGCGCATTCACTAAGCCATGTCAATCTTCGGCGTGTCGGGCTATGTGTTGAGGGTGGATGCTGGTAGAAATGTAATGCCCCCCCGCCAACCACAGCGAGGGGGCCACCATTACACAGAAAGGTGTGAGGCACTACTCTCACAGCCACCGGGTACATCTTATCCCAGTGGCCAGTGCCTAAGCCTTTCTGCGACACGCCGAAGTGCGTAGAAAGTAGGTCACAGTATGACCACCATTACTCAGCAATCGGACACTTTGCCGAACAGTGAGCGCCCGCTTGCGGAGCGTTTACTCGAAGCAGGCATCCCCGTCGTCGTCTGCACTCCCAATCCCAAGTACGGAGAGCCCGGCCAGCCTGAACTGTTCCCGCCCAGTGGGTGGAACACGATCACCGTCGAACAGGCCCGAGAGAACTTTGAGGCGTACCGGCCCGGCATCGACACCCTGGCGATGGTCGCCGGACACGGCATCGACGTGCTGGACATCGACACCAAGGTGGCCGGGGTCAAACTCGAAGATGTCCCCCACGGCATCGACATGGACAACGGGATCACCGTCACCCCCAGTTCTGGCTTCCACATCCCCGTCCGGTCCACCGGGTACTCATCCGGCTCGCTGTACTTCAACGGCAAGTACGTCGGGGACTACTGCGGTGGCACCAAGGCCGGTGGCGGGCGCAAACTCGTCTACCTGCCTGGCTCCCACCGGCCTAAATACCCCGACAACGTGTACGTCATGGCCAAAGACTGGGACATCGACAAGATTCTGGACTCGTTCACCGACGATTTGCTTGTCACATGCCTCGAAGCGTGCCCAGGACTGTCCGACACCGGCCACGCAGGGGCTCCAATGGCCGAACGGCACGACATCGACGCCTTTCTGGCCGATCACAGCGAAGTTGCCGACTGCAAGTACGGTCAGACCGCCATTTACGGCGATTCACTGCTCGGAACGCTCGGTTTGCTAGGTCAGACCCCCGATT